GCGGAATTACGCCGTAAGGCCGCAGATGAGCTTGTCCATATGACTGCGAGAATTAACCGTGGTGAGGCGATCCCTGAACCAGTAAAACAACTTCCTGTCATGGGCGGTAGACCTCTAAATCGTGCACAGGCTCTGGCGAAGATCGCAGAACTCAAAGCTAAGTTCGGACTGAAAGGAGCAAGTGTATGACGGGCAAAGAGGCAATTATTCATTACCTGGGGACGCATAATAGCTTCTGTGCGCCGGACGTTGCCGCGCTAACAGGCGCAACAGTAACCAGCATAAATCAGGCCGCGGCTAAAATGGCACGGGCAGGTCTTCTGGTTATCGAAGGTAAGGTCTGGCGAACGGTGTATTACCGGTTTGCTACCAGGGAAGAACGGGAAGGAAAGATGAGCACGAACCTGATTTTTAAGGAGTGTCGCCAGAGTGCCGCGATGAAACGGGTATTGGCGGTATATGGAGTTAAAAGATGACCATCTACATCACTGAGCTAATAACAGGCCTGCTGGTAATCGCAGGCCTTTTTATTTGGGGGAGAGTAAATCGTGGTTGAGTTGATTTTTTCTGCATTGAGGATTCTCGGTGCCATGTGGATGGTGGCGACGTTCATTGTGGTTGCCAGCAGTTTTGTCCGGTTGGTAGGCGAAGGTAAAGACCTGGCGGGTGTGATTTTCGGTAGCATTCTCCTGTGGGTGATTATCGGTGTTGCGCCTGTCGCTGTAGCAAAAATGGCGTGGCGTTTTGTGAGTTGAACTGAGGGTAAGTATCGATGGACGAATCAAGAAAGAAGTTTGAAGAAAGTTGGTTGCGACGTGGAGGCGAATCCTCAGACCTTATCCGTTACCCTGAAAATCACCATGAAATTGGCAGCGGTAATATTGGTGGTCAATACGTGATGGACGATGTTCAAGGCCACTGGCAAACGTGGCAGGCATCGCGATCAGCTATTGAAATAACCGCGCCAAAGTTTATCGACAGCAGAGAAGCATTAGCCAAAGGGTTTACTGTTGATTATTCCAATGGCTTCGGTGATGCAATGGATGCTTATGAGGAAAACATCCGCGCTGCTGGAATCAAAGTGAAGGAGTGAGCATGAGTCGACGAAGTAGCTTTTTGGGGTTTGTAATATTCCTGTCCTACACTGGTTACATCGTAATCTGGTCAATTTCGAACATTGACCGTGGCGGGGAATATCTCATTGTAATGTTCTTTCCTTTGTTTCTTGGGTGGTACGCCGCAAGGTTGCTGGAAGAATGGGGTTACAGGCATAAAAAATAAAGGAGTATTCAGTGAAGCAAACAATCTTCCTCCGAACTAAGCAACAACAGCAAGCTGCAATAAATGCCATCCTCGCAACACCACTCGATAAAGACAAGCCAGTCACCATCCGCATTACTGACTACAAGCGCAACCTTTACCAGAACGCAAAATTTCACGCGATGCTGGCGGATATCGCACGTCAGGTTCAATGGTGCGATAAATGGTTAAAACCAGAACAATGGAAGGTTTTGTTGATAAGCGGTCATGCAGTGGCAACAAAGCAGGAAGCTGATGTTTTGCCCGGCCTTGAAGGCGAATACGTCAACATTCGCGAAAGCAGCGCGCAGATGAGCGTGAAGCGTATGGCAAGTCTGATCGAGTACACAACAGCCTGGGCTATTGGTCAGGGTGTCAGATTTACCGACAGGAGGTACGAATGAGACGACAGCGACGAAGTTTCACCGACATCATCTGCGAAAACTGCAAATACCTTCCAACGAAACGCTCCAGAAATAAACGCAAGCCAATCCCAAAAGAATCTGACGTAAAAACCTTCAACTACACGGCTCACCTGTGGGATATCCGGTGGCTAAGTCATTGTGCGAGGAAAACAAGGTGATTGACCAAAATCGAAGTTACGAACAAGAAAGCGTCGAGCGGGCTTCAGTGTACACTGAGTGGATTCTATCTAGGCTTAGTGCATACAGAAGATTGCTGGTAAAGGACATGCCAGGCAAAACGATGAGGACTGATATTTATGAAAACATCTGATTTTTTACTGTTCTTGCATGCGGTACAGGAGGGGCTTTGACCGGGCATTTTATCGTGAATATTTTCACTTGGTATTTCTTTGGTTTTAGAGATTACTTCACTCGATGGGTTTTAAATAGTTTTCGTCGGTTTATCGGGTGCAAGCCTGATATGAGAATTTATAAAGATGAAAAGAATTGATTGTTAATGTGTTATGAGGTTTTTTGTTGTGAGTTTGTAATTTGCTTTTATAGAAATACATTAAGTAAATATAATTAAATATTCAAATTGTATATGTATGCGACATGTTGGTGTTTGGTCGCATACACTGTTGAATATTTGGCTAATGTTATATCAATGTAGAGTTAAAGTCTAACACAACATAGACTCTCTATATGCTAACGTCTTGACTATAACTGCAATTATTTTTTCATTAACTTCGTTACCCATGCTTAAACGCGAAATATCTTTCTCATGAGTTTTGTTCAAAAATATCAAGAAATTTTTCATTTCGTTTGGTAATGTATTTAGTTCTGTTTCTGAGAATCTTTTTTCATAAATCTCATCGATTTTATGTTTGCATGTTTCTGATTGTGATGTATTTAAAATGGCTCTTTCTCCTTGGGTACAGGAGTTTATAACTTCTTTCAGTATTTGTTTTTGGTCTTCTGGGGATGTTCTTTGTCCATTGAATGCGTAAGATATCCTGTCTTTTGTTTTGAAAAGTGGCATGGTTATATTTTTTGTATGCTGGAGGTCAACACAAAGAGCTATTGCCTGAGTATTTAGTATGTCCGGATTATGGGAGTAAGTTGATCTTTTCAAAGCATTAGCACTTGCTGATGCCCCTTCATATGGATTTTGATGAAATAATAGATTTAGTATGTTTACGATGAATAAAGACATCATTTGTGGTGGTGTGCCTTTCTCAAGAGAGCGCATGATTGCTCCCGATAAAGAGGACATCAGACTTAATCCTTGTGTTAATACCCGCTGGGTGGTTTTAAAGGCCGCTTCTTGCGATATAAATCTCTGAGCAGAATTTGGGTTATCAGAAGAACCATGTTTATAAGCTTTATACCATGAGTCACCTAATATAGCTAAGGCCAATGGTATATCAGCATAACTCACTCCCCTACCTATAGTTCTTACTATGCTACCTGTTTTAACTGCTCCATTAAGCATTAACAGTGGTGACATGGTTAGTAATGTACTTGTTAAACATAGAGTAAATCGTGCTATAACCGAACCTGTTATTTTTTTATTACTTATACAATACTTAACTTCATCTATTAGTTTAGGATATTGATAGAATATTGTTGGTGCATGAAATAAAGTTGCTGATAGTAAATCACCAAGTATGCGTACCTGGGTTATATCTAGTGATAATACATTACTTAAGAATGCTTCTGTATTTATTGTTGGAGAAGGTGATGTATATAAAGATGGTTGTTGAGACTGTGAAGGTGATTTGTTATAGTCGCCATTAAAAAATAATGCCTGTATGAGCAAGTGAATGCTGATTCCGCCTCCGGCTCTGAACGCATATGGAAGTATCTGTTCGATTTTATTGTGTATGGCCATATAGGCTTTATAAAAACATCCTGACTGATTATATACCTGATGATATTGATCGTTCAGAACTCTCATAAGATGGAGAACAGTTTCTGCACTCTCATTCTCTTTTGGTATAATTTCATGAATGATGCTGTCCAGTTGATATTTTTGCTTGCATGTTAGGATTTTTGTAATTCTTTCATCGATTTCAATGCATATTGAATTATTTTTATCGGATAATAACAAATCATTTTCCTGTGTATTTGTTTGTATCTCTTGTGGGATATTAATTACCACATCCGTACATGTTCTATCCACCTCATTTGTCTTTATGTTGTCAAGAAAATCATTTAACGTCAGTTGAGAACCCAATTCATTAATGTAGTCCAATGATGACGTAGAAGAGCTATTATCAAGAAAATCGTTCAGAGTGAGCTCGGAGTCGTTTCTTGTTATCGGATATACATTTGTGGAAGCGGCTAATTTAATACTCCGGTTGCTGGAGGTAGAAGCTGTTGGTTCAGAGGTTGACGAACACTGCATGTCAATGCATACATAACCTTTATTTGAAGTTGAATTTGGAATCAAGTTTCCTCCTGAATTAATGGTTTTCCATAATACTAACTATTGATAAAAATATTTTGCATTTCATTAAAATAAAAAATCCCATGGAAAATATTTTTTGTTAGTTATTACATACAGCACATCAGGTCGTCAATATAGTCTAACTATAGTTATCACTAAAAACTTGCCTCGATTTTAGATTTTTCCAGTATTTGTAGATATTGCACTGAACACCGAATACGTAGCAGAGGGTGTCTACACGATAACGTGCTATGAGCTACCATGTTGTCGAAAAATTGTTAGTGAGTATGACATCAGGAATGTGGTGGTCTGTTTTAATATTTCTATTTCTATTTCTATTTCTATTTCTATTTCTATTTCTATTTGTTGTGATTTTTTTCTTTAGTTCATGTATTTCGATTTGTTTCTGAATTATCGGGGGTAGTGTCTTCCCTTTTCCCTGAGGCTTATCATGCAGTTATTTTCGCCATCTTGGTATTGTGGAAATACCGACATCCATAGCTTTGGTGAGCTCTGTTCAGGTGGCCAAATTCAGAAAACCATTACGGAGGAAGAAGGCGATGGCTAAACCAGCGCGAAGACGATGTAACCGTAAAAGAGAAGATTTAACTGTTAAAAGGATATTTGAGTTACTAAGTTTCGATAAATCTACCGGGGTATTTAGATGGAAAGTTCCCACTCAGGGAAGGATAGCATTAAATAGTGTTGCTGGAACTTTTGATTCCAACGGTTATTCAATGATCATGATAGATGGGCGTAGATATAAAACTCACGTCTTAGTTTTTTACATAACTCATAATCGTTGGCCTGCTGGTCAAATTGACCACGTTAATGGAATTAGGACCGACAATAGGCCAGAAAATTTAAGAGAATGCCTGCCAATAGAAAATTCAAGAAATATAAGGATCCGAAAGAATAGCAAATCAGGTTGCAGAGGGGTTACTTGGCACAAACGACAGAAAAAATGGAATGTTAGGCTAGGATTCCATGGCAAGAGTAAACACTTCGGATGCTTTGATGATCTGGAGTTAGCGGTACTAGTTGCTGAAGAAGCCCGAGATAAGTATTACGGTGATTTTTCCGGCAACGAAAGGAGCACTTATGCGAATCTATCGAAGGAAATGTAAATGTTGCAATGAATGGTTTATACCAAAATATCAAAATCAATATTGGTGTAATGAGATTTGTGGAACCAAGATAGCACTCGAACGACGAAGTAAAGAACGCGAAAAAGCGGAAAAAGCAGCAGAGAAGAAACGACGACGAGAGGATCAGAAACAGAAAGATAAACTTAAGATTCGAAAACTCGCCTTAAAGCCCCGCAGTTACTGGATTAAACAAGCCCAACAAGCCGTAAACGCCTTCATCAGAGAAAGAGACCGCGACTTACCATGTATCTCGTGCGGAACACTCACGTCTGCTCAGTGGGATGCCGGACATTACCGGACAACTGCTGCGGCACCTCAACTCCGATTTGATGAACGCAATATTCACAAGCAATGCGTGGTGTGCAACCAGCACAAAAGCGGAAATCTCGTTCCGTATCGCGTCGAACTGATTAGCCGCATCGGGCAGGAAGCAGTAGAGGAAATCGAATCAAACCATAACCGCTATCGCTGGACTGTCGAAGAGTGCAGGGCCATCAAGGCGGAGTATCAACAGAAACTTAAAAAACTGCGAAACAGCAGAAGTGAGGTTGCATGAATATCTACGAAAGAATTGATGGCAGCAAATACCGAAATATTTGGGTAGCTGGCGATCTGCATGGATGCTACACGAACCTGATGAAAAAACTGGAGACGATAGGATTCGACACCAAAAAAGACCTGCTTATCTCGGTGGGCGATTTGGTTGATCGCGGTACAGAGAACGTAGAATGCCTGGAATTAATCACATTCCCCTGGTTCAGAGCTGTACGTGGAAACCATGAGCAAATGATGATTGATGGCTTATCAGAGCGTGGAAACGTCAATCACTGGCTGCTTAATGGCGGTGGCTGGTTCTTTAATCTCGATTACGACAAAGAAATTCTAGCTAAAGCTCTTGCCCATAAAGCAGATGAACTTCCGTTAATCATCGAACTGGTGAGTAAAGGAAAAAAATATGTCATCTGCCACGCCGATTATCCTTGTGATAAATACGAGTTTGGAAAGCCAGTTGATCATCAGCAGGTAATCTGGAACCGCGAACGAATCAGCAACTCACAAGACGGGATCGTGAAAGAAATCAAAGGCGCGGACACGTTCATCTTTGGTCATACGCAAGCAGTGAAACCACTCAAATTTGCCAACCAGATGTATATCGATACTGGCGCAGTGTTCTGCGGAAACCTCACATTGATTCAGGTACAGGGAGAAGGCGCATGAGACTCGAAAGCGTAGCTAAATTTCATTCGCCAAAAAGCCCGATGATGAGCGACTCACCACGGGCCACGGCTTCTGACTCTCTTTCCGGTACTGATGTGATGGCTGCTATGGGGATGGCGCAATCACAAGCCGGATTCGGAATGGCTGTATTCTGTGGTAAGCACGAACTCAGCCAGAACGACAAACAAAAGGCTATCAACTATCTGATGCAATTTGCACACAAGGTATCGGGGAAATACCGTGGCGTGGCAAAGCTTGAAGGAAATACTAAGGCAAAGGTACTGCAAGTGCTCGCAACATTCGCTTATGCGGATTATTGCCGTAGTGCCGCTACGCCGGGCGCAAGATGCAGAGATTGCCACGGTACAGGCCGTGCGGTTGATATAGCCAAAACAGAGCAGTGGGGGATAGTTGCTGAGAAAGAGTGCGGAAGATGTAAAGGCGTCGGTTATTCAAGAATGCCAGCAAGCGCCGCATATCGCGCTGTGACGATGCTAATCCCAAACCTTACCCAACCCACCTGGTCACGCACTGTTAAGCCGCTGTATGACGCTCTGGTTGTGCAATGCCACAAGGAAGAGTCAATCGCAGACAACATTTTGAATGCGATCACACGTTAGCGCCATGATTGCCACGGATGGCAACATATTAACGGCATAATATTGACTTTTTGAATAACTTTGGGGAAACTTGACACCAATAATGGGCGTTTTTTACATGTCATTGATGAGTCTCAATAACCTGCCGCCGAGTAGTTTTTATGCTCTGAATTGTATTTGTGTAGTAAACATGCTGACTGCAATGTAATAGAGTTTTTTTAGCCTGTAACCTCTTGACGGCATTGAATTGCTTTTGTTATGAGTTATAAGCCAATGTTATCATCTT